CTTGCATTCGACGGAAATATTAATAAAATAGATCATATAAAATCTATCCGTCACTGGGCACTTCATAAGTTACTCAGTAATGGAACAGATAGGTTTACCTCCTTATGGAAGAAGGCAACCACAGCGATCTGTAACACACTTGCAGAGAACGTTCTCGAAGGTGCTACAAGATACGATGATCTATGTAATGAAGAAAAGGAAATCTTCGACATGCTTATGAAAGCATATGGCCGCCAGGTCCAACCTGCACCAGACCTCGAAGAATTCCGATTTTACTCATATATTGGCCAGAGCAGAATCTTCGCGTTGCCCTCAATCAGGGCAACAGGAGAAAAGCTCATCGAGTACATAAATGGACTCCTAATGGATAGGAGCCATGAATGTCCCGAAAAGAGTTACGAATGCGGTCGGATATTATCCGACAACATAAGTATCTTTGCCAATAAGCAAGGGAAAACTCTGTTTGAACAGACACACCTCTCACTTTCGAATGGATCGTGTTGGGAGGCGTCGAGATCTGATCTCGGGAAGTGGCATGTTATGCTACCTCAGTCCGAACTAATAGAGTTCCTAAATACCCCAGTGGGGAACCTGTTCTTTGAGAAAAGAGACGGGTACATAATTGATATGTACGGAAATGACATATGTACAATACAAGAGTCATATCTTCCCGTCTTTAGCATTGCTTATCTCGAAGAAAGGTTAGATGGAGAATTGGGTGGTAATTATGTCATACATGAATCACTCGGACTCCAATTCGACTTGGGTTTTGATGCGCGTCTTGGCCAGCTACTATTTCTATGGGCTTCTCTTAAATTCGAGGAGCACAAAGATAAGCTTGATTCAGGAGCTGAGGCTTTATTGAAAGCTAAACTCCTGATCATTGGCGAGCCAGGATGTAAAATACGTCCACTGACTGCTGGAGAAACTTGGGCATACCTGTATATGATACCGGCAATGCACATGTTAAAGGAAGCGGTAGAATGTCTTCCCGGGGCACGTGTTGGTCTGACCGAACATGATAACCTGTGGAGGTTTGGTACCTCGTACAAGAACCACTACGAAGACAGAGATGTTAAGAACATCCCCGAATTCATTTCCAGTTCAGACTTGAGCTCCGCGACCGATCGATTCGATCACGAAGTATCAAGAAATTTGCTAAAAGGGATTGTCGATGGACAAAATCCTGAGCATGGTCTAGGTACATACCTACACAATGCAATAGATTTATGTGTGTCACCTCGAAGAGTACATTACTCTGGATCCAACCGGATGATTAGGAAACTAAAGAAGTTTACCAATCATACCGATCAGATCGATTCGAGGACAATCG